AGGTGCTAAAATAACAGAACGAGAATCTGCGTAAGATTTGATTAAGCTTGCAGATGTTACAGCATTGTTGAAGGCTCCATTAGGAATGTGATCTCCAACAACGTGCATGGTTACCTCTTGGGCATTACCAAGACCACCAGACCCACCATTAACAGGAACAACAAACTCAGAAGCACTCCATTCACCAAGTTGGTAAAGGACTCCATCAGCATCCATAGGAGTTAAATTGGATGCAACACCGTTAGAAGCATGTTCTTCATCAAGAAAAACTTTGAAATCTGACCATTTCGCTTTGAGAGTAGGACTCTCTTTCAAAACTTCAGCTCTTTGGTCTTTCCAATTTTCGAAGGCCTTGGTAGTTGCATTATCAGCAACCCAGGACCTAGGAACAATTCCGACAGTAAGTCTACCACCGGAACGAGCAGCGACTTCTATTGAACCAACTGCATAGTTCATACCTTGACGATACATTCGACGGTTGACAATTGACATGCATTGTGCTAAGTCAATATAATTATTCTGATCCAAAGGATTGTGCGCAAATGCGAACAACAAAGTATCGCATGTTGAGGCTATTCTAGACTGTGCCATAGGCAGTGTTAGAAGTAAACCGGTGTATAATAGTTACCGAGTTTACTAGAAACATGTGTGTATCCTTTGGATACTGCGCATCCTAATAACTTGGTAATACTCCAAGTGATCGATGCGAATACTGGGTCAACCGGCTGTCAAAATAGCAGAACCGATATTGACCCCAATAACAAGTAAAGAGCCTTCGGAAAAATTTACACTCGAATACAACCCGCAAGCGGGGTTCACTTGTGACAAGTGTTCGAATAGAATCTACGATCCTAATCCAGACTATGTTCGGATTAAGAAATCGGTTCTCAAAGGTAAAAGTGATTTCAAAACGATATCACTCCATCTACCCTCACGTTGTGCCAGGTGTGATGGAATCTACACACGATACAAACGTATGCAGAGGAGAACTACAAAAATATGGAAGCATTGTAAGAACTTAGGTTTCCACGAGTGGAGATATGAATTCCCTAAGTTAATCACATTTGCACTTCAGTCTGATAAATCAGATTCGACCAGGGCTGATAGTGAAATGAAAGTGTTACGATCTAAGATGAGACCAGCGAAAAAGATTCTCGAAAAGGAACTCGGTGTTCGTGGCGGAACTTACGTCTTAGAATCGACTACCAAAATATACGGGATACGCAATGGTGAGGACTGGGTAAAAGACCAGGCGTTCATGTCATTCAGCCACCATGCTCATTGCCATATGGTTGGAGTTGCACCATACATAGGCAAAGGATTGGAAGACAAGTGCCAAGCATTGAATTCAATTGGATTAGGCACTATCAATTATGAAGCTGTAACTGAACGCAAACAAGTAGCGAGTTACATTACTAAATATCTTACAAAGGGTAAGACCAGGTCAGTGACATACGGTTGTATGCGCAAAGGAAACTGACCGAGACATGCGATTCTGTCATTAGCATGACACAATCACTACTTCAGCTCCCGACTACACAAGTTTTCGCAGTAGCGAAAAGTCGGGCGGCGTCTCGGATTAAATGAAGATAGAATCCGATTACCAGGGCAAGAGATCATTCCATCTCATATTACCTGAAATTAACATCTGGCCTGATCGTGAACCAATTCCAATCTGACCAGTAGCTGCAGTTGATTGAGCGGGACCAGCAATCATAGGATATTGTATAGCTGCAGCAAGCATAGCAACGGGTGTAGCAACATAAGTTGCAGTAGCAATAGCGCCAGGAACAAGAGGTTCGAAACCAAACGGCTTATTGCCAACTTTATTAGCTCTAGCAAAATCTTGCATTGTTCTGTAAGATGCATGAAGCATTCGACCAGAACCTTTCCCAGCGGCACCTACATTCCGTAGGCCTCTACGCCACTGAGTTTTAGAAACTTTAGATGCAGTGTAAGTAACTGCAGTACCTGCGACCCATTCTTTAAGAGAACGCTGACGCATATTGTCAAAGACTGACATTAATATCGCCTAGTGTAAGACGATCTACGACGAGAAGTAGCTTTCTTTTTCTTCTCGACAAACTTAACTTTCTTACCGTTACGATATTCGTAACATCCATACTTACCCCTTCGGGTTCTAAACATCTTTCCGTGTGTAATTCTAGCCACATAAACCAACTCCTGCATTAAACAATTTATCTGTCACTCCAAGGGAGTGCATAATGAGAACACCTAACAAATACTGTAGGTTATTCTCTTTCAAATGAATCATGAGGCGAGCCCCGGTGGCGACGTCACCACTGCCCGTAGGTATTGCGGAAGTTTCTACTGCGGGGCTCATGTTCACAAGCCTCCTTCTGCAAGGATGCCCTTGTAATTGCCAGGGACGAGTCTGACAATAATAGAAATAATTTCATCTGCATCAAAATCTGCAGATTGAAGTTTAAGCAATCCGAGAGGTGCAACAAAACCAGAAATTGCACCTTTAGAAAATACAGAAGAATCTCCATAATTAGAAATTATTGCTGTATCAATATACTCAGCTTGAGGAGCGTTAGTATCTCCACCAGGATAATGATCCTGATCGTAAGGAGGCATATCATTGAAGTTAGTAACATTCTGAATGATATCAGCTGCCATCTCATCGTGAGATGTTTCGCGAATATACATGTTCGTGTTATAGCCAGGAGGCTGCACCGGATCAGGTGCTAAAATAACAGAACGAGAATCTGCGTAAGATTTGATTAAGCTTGCAGATGTTACAGCATTGTTGAAGGCTCCATTAGGAATGTGATCTCCAACAACGTGCATGGTTACCTCTTGG